GCGACGATCGAAGACGCGATCGTGACTCAGCTGCGCTCGCAAATCAGCTCGATCGAAATCACACACTACCCGGATCGTCCCGAGACCTGGCGCATGACGCATCGCGTCGGCGCAGCGCTGGTGATGTACAAGGGCGCGGAATACGGGGATCTGCTCGACACCGCGGCGACAATCCAGGAACGCAAACTCGAGTTCGAGATCTCGGTGATGATGCGCGACCTCGGATGGGCGGTCGGGGGAGACGCGGCGGGGCCAAGTCCGGGCGCGTACTCGATTATCGAGGGCATCCGCGCGGCGCTGACCGGTTTTCAGGTTCCCGGCTGCCGCAAGATGCACCCGGTGCGTGAGAAATTCATAAAACGCGACAAGCAGGGCGGCGTCTGGACCTACTCTTCGACGTTCGCGCTCAGCACCGTAGCAGTCGAAGCCTCGCAGCCCGATGACTTTCCACTCTTCATCAAGGGTATCGCTCTCGAAGAAGGAGGAGAAAGCACAATCACGATCGGCGCGTCGGCGTACACCTTCAATTCGAACGGGCAGGTTCAGCTTCCCCACGGCAACGTGTTCGCAGTGAACATTACAGGTGTCGGCGGCGTGGCGTTGATCCAGGGCACGGACTTCTCGGTCGATCGCGCGAACGGAATAGTCATTGCGATTCCCGGCGGTGCGATAATCGCCGGCGAAACAGTGCAGATCGCGTACTCATACGCCGAAGAGGCCATCGCGACCGCGGGCCAGAGCGCGCCGACTAACTAGTCAACAATAGTAACTCGATCCGACTAAGTATAGGTGATACATGCCAGCCAGTTTCCTGCACGGAGTTGAAGTAATCGAAGTACCTAATGGTCCGGTCCCGGTCACAGTCGTGAAGTCGGCGGTGATTGGACTGGTGGGAACGGCGCCGAGCTGGGCAGTGGCGTCGCCGGTGGTCGCGGCGGGGCTGAATACGCCGACGCTGGTATCGTCGGCGCTCGACGCGGCGATGTTCGGGCCGCTGGTTCGCGGATACACAATTCCGTATGCGCTCGCAGCGATCCAGGCGCAAGGCGCGGGCCAGGCGATAGTCGTCAACGTGTTCGATCCAACCCGGCACTTTACGGCGATAGCTGCGACCGCGTTCAGCTTCAATACCCAGAACGTCATCAACCTTGGGCATATGGGCGTCTCGAATGTGGTAGTCACTAGTAATCCGGCGGGTACTACGTACGTCGCAGGGACTGACTATACGCTGGATGCAGTGAACGGTGCGATTACACTGGTGCCAACCGGCTCAGGCGGGCACATTACTGCCGGCGCCAGCGTGTTGATCGCTTTCAGGTATGCGGATCCGTCGAAGGTGGTGGACGCTGACGTGATTGGGGCGATCACCGGCGGAGTGTACACCGGAGCGCAGGCATTGCAGACCACCTACGGGACGCTGGGATTCTTCCCCAAGATCCTTATAGCGCCGGGATACTCGCAGGACACCACGGTTGCAGTTGCGCTCGACGCGATGGCCAACAAAGTTCGCGCGGTAGCGCTGGTCGATTCGCCGCCCGCGACCTCGGCGACGGCAGCGATAGCCAATCGCGGAACAGTGGGCAACGCCTTCGCAACGTCGAGCAGCCGAACGATTCTCTGTTACCCGCAAGAGACGTTTTTCGACACGGGGATTGTGCCGATCGGAGTAACGCTCAACGCGTCGGGAATTCCACTGACGTCGCAATTCAACGCGAACGCGGTCGCGCCCTATTCGCAGTGGGTGGCTGGCGCGATGGCGGCCAAGGACCTGGCGCAGGGTTACTGGTGGTCGCCGTCCAACACTGAGATCGATGGAATGCTTGGGCCTGACGTTCAGCTCTATGCATCGATTCTCGACGCGTCATCCGACGTGAACAATCTGAATGCCGCGGGAATCGTGACCGTGTTCAACGCATTCGGTACGGGACTTCGGGTGTGGGGGAACCGGAGCGCAGCGTACCCGACCGCAACCACACCGGGCAATTTTATCTCGGTCCGCCGCACCATGGACGTAATCGAGGAATCGGTGGAATTGGCGATGCTGCAGTTTATAGATCAGCCGATTTCGAACGCGCTGATCGATGCGATCCTCGCCAGTGCGAACGCGTTCATCAGATCGCTCATCCAGCGTGGAGCATTGGTAGCAGGAGCGGCCAGCTTCAACCCGGCGGAGAATCCGTCCGCACAAATCGCTGGCGGCCAGTTGGTATTCGATATCGACGTTATGCCGCCACCGCCGGCGGAGAGAATCACGTTCGAGGCGTTCATCGATGTGACGCTGCTGCAGCAACTGGGAAACACCAGTCCGATCACTGTGGCGGCAGGGGCGACGGCATAACTGAGGATTAGAATGAATATCCAAATCAACTCACTGACTAATGCAAATATATACATCGACGGGGTCGGGCTGCTGGGGCGGGCCGAAGAAATCGAGATCGCGAATCCCAAGCATAAGATGATTGACTACAAGGGCCTGGGTATGGCCGGCACGGCCGAGTTGTGGGCAGGCGTGGAAAAGCTCGAGTCGAAGATCAAGTGGTCGTCGTTCGACGCGGAAACGCTCACGATGTCGGCCAGTCCGTTCCAGACGCACTCGTTCCAGGCGCGCGGGAACCTGGAGCAGTACACCAGCCAGGGACGAACCGCGGAGCTTCCGGTTGTGTACCTGATGACCGGGATTTTCAAGGATGCGGGGAGTCCCACCTTCCGCCAGCATCATATGGTCGAGACTACTTCAGTAGTAAGTATCTATCACTGCGAACTATTCGTCGCAGGGGTCCAAATATACTTGTACGACGTATTCGCCAATATCTACGTAGTAGGCGGCGTGGATCAACTGAGTAGTTTCCGATCAAATCTCGGCGGTTGAGCGCCCGGTTTAGGAAGTCGAAAGACGGGAGCGATGCCTAATGAAGATCGATGACACTACAGTCAATGGCGTCCGAATCGGTGGTGCGGAAACGAAAGAGGAACAGCCGGCGCGGACGATAGAGTTGCCGTCCGGCGCGCGTGCCGAATTGCGAAAGGGCTATGGGCGAGACCTCATGCGGGCGCAACGAGCAGCGGCGGGAAGCGACGCGAGCGCGGTGATATTCGCGCTAATCGCCGAGGTGGCGCGGGTGGACGGGCACAAGATCGTATACGAGGACGTGCTCGAGATGGACCTGGCGGACGTGATGGTGTTGCAGGCTGAGGTGATTGACGAAAATTTCGACCGCCCTCCGCAGCGAGCTTCGCAGGCCTCGTCCAATCCGGATTCTCAGTGCAGGAATTGAGCGGGATGGACTTTGCGGAGCTGTCGTACTGGCTGGACGCAATGGCTGAATATGAACGGATGTGCGTCGAACGCGGCGGAGGGATGAGTCGTGAATAGTAGTGCAGTGACTATAGCAAAGTGCGTGAAGTGACTAATCAGACGAAACGGTGAGGCGATGGGAATAAGACTATTCGTAGGCAATCTGAGTTTTTCGCTGGGCGACGGGGATTTGCGCGAGGCGTTCGCCGAAATAGGAGAAGTGGATCGGGCTGAGATCGTGCGCGACCGGTTCGACGGGCGCTCGCGCGGATTCGGCTTTGTCGAAATGAAGACTCAGACCGACGCCGCAGTCGCGTTGCGAGCAATGAACGGTAAGGAACTCGCGGGGCGCACGCTGCGAGTGGAAGCGGCGACTTCTCAACGCCGCCCGTTCGACCGCAACAGTGCGCGAGCGCAGTAGAGAAACCAGGGACACTGCATCAGAGCGAGCATCAGATGGCCAGGCAATCCAAGACAATCAACCCGACGACGGCGCGCGCGCTGAGCCACGTTGAGCGAATGATCAACGTCGCTCGCAGGAGCGGTCGAATTGCGCGGGCAGCTGCGAGCATCGCGCTACCCGAGAAATACCGCTGGCAAGTTCCTACTGAAGCTGTCGGTTTGAAAGTCGAAAGGTTTTTCGGGGAGCGAAGAACTGCAGGTGATGGCTCTGGGGGCGGCTCTGGCGCCGGACCTGGCCGGCGCGAAGCGGAGAGTCGGAACATTGAAGCGAATGCGGGAACCAGGCGGCATCGCGCGACCACAATGGTCGAGGCGGCGACGCGATCGCATCGACATATTCCGGACTTGTCTCAAGCGATGAAGGCACTGTCGCGGATTGAGCGGTCGTCGGTTGAATACGTGACGCCGACGCTTGGTTTGAACACCAATCCGACTCGCCGAGCGCTAAAGAGTCTCAGCTCGAATGTACCGTCGTTCGCCGGAAGGGGCATGCTCGCCAACGTGCCGATTGCGCGATCGACTCGCGGAATGACTCCGCCCTCGAATGTTTCTCGGCGGGAGTTCGCGCAGCCGTCAGGCAATGCGCGTGTTTCCGGTGAGGGGAGCGGGCGGAGCGGGATCACGATCAACTCATCGCCGACGGTGGTGATCAATGGGTCGGGGGGCGGCGCTGTACCGCATGATGTGATTGGCGCATTGCGAGCGCATCGCGAAGAACTGTTCGATCAATTGAAACGCGAATCCGCACGGCGTGAGCGGGCGCAGTTCTGAGGAGAGAATCAGTTGTTCGCAGCATTGGGTGAAATTCAATTCGAAGTGGTCGGCTCGCCGGACGCCTATGAATCTGCGGGGGCGTACGACTTCGCCGAGCAGAAGGTGATCGAGAGCAAGCCGCTGCTGCAATGGGTGGGGGACGACCTCGAGCGGCTGAAGTTCGAGCTGTTGTGGCATGCATCGTTCACGAAACCGGCCGCGCAGTTGGCATTGCTGCGCGCGATGGCGGCGGAACATCTCGCGCTGCCCCTGGTGTTCGGCAACGGGGGCTTCCGCGGCTTCTTTGTTATCGAATCGATCAATGTGAAATCGCAGCAGTTGTCGGCGGGCGGCGCGCCGATCGCGATCCGGGTCGCGCTGGCGCTCAAGGAATGGATAGCTGACGCGCTGCTGCTTTCGAGGGCGACGACTGTGACGGGATTTTCACCGCTCGGAATTTCGACGGCGTCGCAGGAAACGGTGAGCACGTCGGGCGTGTCCGCATTACTCAGTACACCGTCGGCGATGGGTGCGAGCGGTCCTAATCTTGGGGCAAATGACGTGCCCGTCAATGTCATCGTGAGGAGTGCCGGGCGATGACGCCATCGGGAAGTTTGATACTTCACGTTACGACGGCGGGTGAACGGTGGGACCTGCTAGCTTGGCGATACTACGGCGATCCGACTGACTATTCGCCGATCATAATGGCTAATCCGAATGTAGCTATTGAACCGGTGTTCGACGCCGGCGTGTCGATAGCCATTCCGCTCCAGCAGAAGAGTCTCGTGGGTCCGGTTAATTTGCCGCCCTGGAAAATGTC